TACGGTTCGATTGCGCAAAAACTTCACCGCGACAACGTGTTGGGCCTACAAGAACGCGGCGGTTTTGACATTTACAAAAATCCAAAGCCTGCGAGTTTCTCAAGCAATCTGCAAGGCAACCAACAGGTCGCGACGATTGACACGCACAATTTCCGGCTGCCCGGCATTCTTTCGGGCGATCCGCGTTTCTTGGAGACATCAATCGCAGAACTGGCGAAAACACCTGAAAGCGCAATGGAGACCCTGCGTCGCCAGTACCCCGGCCTCCCAGAAGATGTCATTCAGTCTTCGGTTAAAATTAAACCCGGCAAGATTAACAAGAAGGGCGAGATAGGCGAGGACGAAGTGTCCATGACGTACCGCCCGCAAAGCTGGGTAGCCGAGGGCTACATACCTATGGAAGACGCCCTGCAAGACCCAGCGCTCTGGGCTGCAAAGCCGCGTGATAATGAGTACGGCTACTACGAAAACTGGCAGCAAGACCAAGCCCAAAAGATGGGGATTTCACCAGCGCAGTACCAAGCATCGATGTGGCTCGGCGGAGGTGATACAACAGGCCTCGGCTCGGCAGCCGAACCTTTCCTCGGCACTTTTGAAGCGCGCGCCCGTTATACGGCAGACCGCCTCGGTATGGACCCCGACGAAGTCTTGAACATGATGCTCAGGGGTGAGATACCGTTTTTGGCCGAGGGCGGTTCGGTTGAGGTGCGGGAACTGGCGGAGAAATACGACGTGTGACCATTTCGGGGATTGGCATCTGATGCGCGTCCCCGAAACTCCCAGTGTTAATGCGTTTCTTCATCGTCCGTCCCCCTTCGCTTCGGCCAGCAACGCGGCATAGGCAATATTATCCTCGGCGCTGTCGGCGTGGTACTCGCTGCGCGTAAACAGCCGCACGAGCTTGACCTGCTGCATGAACATCCAGCCCTCGCTCTCGGTCAGGTCGCGCCCTGTGATGGCGTTGAAGGCCGTCACGATCTTGCCCATCGACCGCTCGCCCTCTGGCTCGTCATAGGTCGACGCTCGATCGTGCATGTGCGCCGCAGCGCGGCCCAGCAACTCGGCGGCCTTCGGCTCTGGCACCTTTGCCGCCTCCTCATGCGACTGGAAGCATTCCAGCGCCAGCGTCACCGTGTCGTGCTCGACAGCGCAGGTGCTGCATATAAAGCTCTTGCTCATTTCTTTTTCCTTTTTAACGCTTCCAATAGAACCTCCTGCACGCTCTTCTTCGACGTGAGGCGATCCATGACGAGATCGTCGACCGTGTCGCGGGCGAGGATCGGGTAGATAAAGACTGGGCGATCGTAGCCCGCCTGCTTCTGCCGCATCGGCCCTATGCGCTCGATGATCTGCATATGCTCTTCGAGGTTCCAGTTGACCCCGAAGAACGCCAATATGTTGCCGCCGTCGGCGAGGTTCAACCCGTGCCCCGCCGACGCAGGGTGAGCGAATAGTAACCCAATTTCCCCCCGGTTCCACTGCCGGATCGTGTCAGGGTCAGTGTCCAAGACGCGGCCTTTAGGGTAACGCTTCTGTAGCCGGGCCAAGTCGTGCTTGAAATTGTAGGCCACCAGCACAGGCGCGCCATTGGCTTCCTCAATGATACTATCCAGCGCGTCCAGCTTGGCATCGTGAGCCGTCTCCCAGTTGCCGTTGTCGTCGATATACAGCGCACCGTTGGCAAGCTGCAAGCACTTCTGCGTCCGCACGGCAGCGTTAGCCGCCTCGACACCCTCGTTGTTCAGGACGGAGAACATCTCCTTTTCCATCTCGTTATAGACCTTGCGCGCCATGGGCGGCAGGTCGACGTAGATCGGGTTGTTGATCGGCTCGTCGACTGGCAGACCGCGCACGGTCAGGCAGATGTCCTTGAGCCTCTCTTCCACTTCGGTCTGCGTGTGATCATAAGGCACGAGGCTGTAGCCGTCATACCCCTTGCGAAACCACCGCTGCTCGAAGGCACTGAACGTGCGGCCCAGACGCTCGCCCTGATCGAGGAACCAGATCTGGCCCCACAGATCCTTGACGCCATTTGGCGCAGGCGTGCCTGTCAGACCGATGAAGCGGCTGACGTGCGTGTGCGCCACTTGACCCAAGGCGCGGGCGCGAGATCCGCCCTGCCGTAGCCGGAAAGACTTCAGCCGGGTGAACTCATCCGCGATCACGGTCTTGAACGGCCACGCGTCGCCCAGCTCTTTGCGCAGCCAGACAAGGTTGTCATAGTTGGTCGTGTAGATGTCGGCCTCCTTGGCCAACGCACGCTCGCGCTGCTTCGGCGTCCCTGTGATGGCGCTGACGCGCAGGTGCGACAGGTGGGGCCACTTCTCGACCTCGTCAGGCCACGTCGTGCGCGCAACGCGCAGCGGGGCAAGCACAAGGGCCGGATAGACCTCCTCGACCACGGACAGGGCCTCCAGAGCCGTTAGGGTGGTTACGGTCTTCCCACCGCCCATCGGCATCCACAGGGCTGCCCTGCGCTCCTTGTATAGGTGCGCGAGGGCCTCTTCCTGATAGTCGTGTGGCTTGAACGCTTTGGTCATGCGCAACGAGGCGAAACGATTTGGAGCTTCAACTCTTCACCGTACCTATTTTCCATCGCCTTGACGTAGGCACGAAGCAGCCAGAGGGAGGCCGTGCGTGTTTCTATCAAACGCCACTTGGGGCCACCGCCACCTTCAATGGCGCGGGGATCGTCTGAGCCTTCAAGGTACTCATAAATATGTGCGGTGGTCTTCATGTGATGTGCTCCTGAAAAGGTGGGGAACCGAAGCTCCCCGTTGGGTTACGCTGCGGCAAGCGCTTCAAGACGGGCGAGACGAGCAGCGCGACCTTCGGCTGGTGAGCGGCGTGTAACTACGCAACCACCTTGACGAGCAGCGCGGCGCTCGGCTTCTGCTTCCGTCGCACAAGCGGCCTTTTCACTATAAGGTGATACCCAACCGTTAACTGGTCCGGCACAAAGCTCGCCGTCAGTAGCTACGAAATAATCTGGCGCGACTGGCACTGTGGCAAGGCGGGCGATTTCTGCTTTAGCTTCGATGTTGGTCATGTAATTTACTCCGTGTCTTCGTTGCTGATGCACTCTAGTGGCACATGCAACGTCAGGTTGCAACCCCCTTCTGCACTTTTTTCACTATTTCGTCGATTTCTTCTATCGTCCGAGCGATAAAGACCGGAAAACCGTCGTTTCTCATGCGCTCGATCTCGCGCTGCTGGTGCCCGCTGACGCGATCGGCGTCCGCCTTGATCTCTATAAAGGCCGCCTTGGGCCACGTCCACCACACAAAGCAGTCTGGGCAGCCCCTACGGCCCTCCCAGCGCACCTTGCGGTACTGACCCCCACTCTTCTGCACAACGTGCTTGAGGTGGTCCTGTAGGCGTCCTGCGGGCGTCATTCCTTCCTATACCTCTTCGTCTCGAACCCAGCCGCCGACAAGGGCAGTCCCCCAGACCAGCTTGGGTTGGTCGACATGAGCGCGGCCAGACCATCACTCGTGTAGGTCGGGTTGTCCGGCGTCTCGCACACGAGCTCGTCATGGACGCGGATGCAGACGTTGAAGCCGTCGATCTCGGCGCGCAGCATGCCAGACATGAAGACGTCGCGGGCGATCGCCTGCACCGCGTTCTCCGTCAGCTTGCCGCCGTAGGTGTCGAGGCGCTCCCACTTGCGGGTGTATTGGTTCATGCCCTCGTGCGTGATGGTGCCGCTCTCCGACACCTCTGGGGACGGGTAGCACAGGTAGCGACCGCTCGGCAGCCGCATGCGCAGCCACGCGATGCCCTGCGTGTCCGCCTTGACGTCGAACGTAATCAGGCCGCGCACGCCGAAGCTCTCACCCAGATTGTTGATCGCCTCGCGGGCAGCCGCCTCCATGTCGTACCACAGGCTGCGCGTGCGCGGGTGCGCCTTGCGCCACGCCGTGACGATCTCTTGTATGGCCTCGTCGGTCATCGCGTCAAAGACCGCGCCGCCCATCTTCCTGTACGCGCCGACGCCGCCCTGATAGCCCCCCGCGAGCTCAGGCACCTTGCCTTGGAGCTGCCGCTCGGTCTTCGTGATGTCGCTCGGATCTTTGTCGAGGATGCGTCCAGCGGTCACCTTGTACAGGTCGTGCCCGTCGCCGCTGTCATAGGCCTTGAAAGCCTTGATCTTCCATTCTTCGTTCGCCAGCCACGCCAGCACGCGACCTTCGATGTTCGACAGATCGGCGATGACCAGCTTCTTGCCCACAGGCGCGACCAGCGCACCGCGCACGCCGAAGGCGCAACGCTCGCTGACGTTGTCCCAGATGATGTCTTCGCAGTCCGCCTTAAACGCGGCCACGGTCGTCTCCTGTACGACGTCGTCGAACCAGTCGGGCGATCGGGGCAGGTTCTGGGGCTGAAACAGCCGCCCAGCATCACGCCCAGTGCGCGCCGCGCCGCAGAACTGGATCAGGCCGCGCAAACGACCGTCGCGTGACGCGCCGTTGAGCAGCACAGTGTACTTGGCCGGTGACGTTGCGGCGGCCTGCTGCCGGATCTCCAGCAACTCGCGCACCTTCGGGTCGAGCTTTCCGCCGAGCAGGTTGCCAAGCGTGGCGCGCGTCAGGTCTTCGGGCTCGAAGTCCAGAGTGTCCTTGAAGTGGTCGAGCAGCCGCTGACGCTGCGTGGCCGAGGTGACGCTGCCGCCAGTCAGATGGGCTGCACGAGAGGCCAGAGTTCTTGAAGCTCGGTCAAAAGCTCGGAGAGCGGATCGCGCGAAATCGAGGTCGACGGCGATACCACGGTCATTAATTCTCTGGTCGACCCGCCAAAGGTTTCGTTCATAATCACTATCGTTCCAATGCGGCAGGCGTCCATGTATGTCTCGCATCGCGTCCACATCAAGTCGGGCGTATTCGATGAAGGCTGTCCAGTCATTGGGGTGCGTCTCCCGTGTTGCGCGCCGTAGTTTCCAATTCTTGGGGCACGGCTTGGTGAATAAGTGTATCAGCTTTTTGCCTGCTTTGTCTTTAGCTTTATCCTGCGGCACGTTTAACGCGTCGCAGAGCTGGCCCAGAGAGCCCGGCAGGCTGTGCTGTAGCGCCATCACCATCGTGTCGACAATCTTCTCGACGGGGATGTTGACGCCCTGCTCGCGCAGGACGGTGCGATCGAAGTTGCTGTTGTGGATCACGACGGTGTCGGCAGCCTCAACTGCCTCACGCAACGCCTCACGCCAGTTCGGCATGTCCTGCGTGTCCCAGACGTCCACCGGATCGTTGTCTTTCGCAATGGCGACAAGCATCACCTCTGCCTCTTCGGCGTAGCGATACGCGCCGTGCCTGATGTTGACGGGGCAAAAGGTTTCCAAATCGAGGTACAGGACGCTCATCGTTTGCCGTGCAGGATCTCGCTGACGCGACCGATGTTGATGTTATGCGCTTCGGCGATCTCTTGATGCGATGCGTCTGGGGTATCTTTGGCCATAGCCCAGACCGACAGACGCACAGCGTTGGTAATCCGTTTGCTCGTCACAGGCGCGCGGCTGTAGCTGCGGCGGTACGTCTCCTGCATCAAAGCGTTGATGCGCAAGTTTATCTCATACTGCCGACGGGACAACTTTATGCCTTCATCGGTCAGTTCAGAAATCAAGTCGCGGATTTGTGGGATTGTAAGTTTCATGCTGATAACTCCTTCTTTCAGGTGAGCCGCGCGCTTCGGTTATCAGCAACGCAGGAGCAACCCGCACCCGCGCGCGGCTCGCCAGAAAGAAGGTGTGCCCGCCCGCAAAGGGTGGATGTGGGGCAGGCACACCGTGGCTATAGACCTAAAGTAGGTCTAAGCCAATAGCCGAAGCATAAGTATCGAGTATCGCGAAATGCTCGTCCCTGTCATCCTTCGACATCTTGCGGATGCGGACGATCTCGCGGATGATCTTCGGCACATACCCACGGGCCTTAGCCTCGGTGTACACGTCCTTGATGTCCTCCGCGACGCCCTTCTTCTCCTCTTCGAGACGCTCGATGCGCTCGATCAGAAGGCGGAGCGGATCGCCCGCGCTATTGTGTCCTACGTCGCTCACAGGAGATCGTCCGCGTCAGCCTTGGCCTTCGCCAAAGTCGCGAACTCATCCGCCGACGCTGGGCTTGAGCCACCGCCGACGTTCTCGCCTTCGCCTGTCAGCATGACACCGCGCAGGGAGCAGTTAATGCGCCGACCCCACTTGTTGTCCTGCGCCCAGATCTCAACCGAAGCGTTAACCAACGCACCGCTGAACGCCTTGGCTTCAATGTCGCCCTTGCTCTTCAGTTCGTCGCCGTATTCGTTAAACACGGTCGGCTGGGTCTTGGCGTTGCGGGCAGACAGATAGTGCATGCCTTCAAAGCCTTGGTAGGCTTCCCCAGTCTTCTTCGACTTGTACACCTTCTTTGCGAAGGCGACCTTGCCGTCGTCGGCCAGCATGGACAAAACGCTGTCGGCCTTGTCCTTCCATGCCTCTGTGGCTTCGGCCAGCATGGCAGCCTCAATGGCCTTCTGCTGTTCGCTGTTTGGCTTGATCGGGAACTTGGCACCATAGGCTGGTTCGCCTTCGCCAAATGCCTGCGGTTCCGCCAGAGCCG